TAAACCCAATTGAGATACCTTATTCTTTTTATGGTATGTCGATAGCAGATGCAACTAAGAGTGCAACTGAGATCAAGACAACTATAACCAGAGGTATGATTGAGAACGTATATCTGTCTAATTATGGAAGAACATTAGCAGATCCAAATACGGTAGACTTTAGAGCACTACAAAGTCCTGAACCACATCAGATTATCCCAACTAATGGGTCTCCGATGAGTTCTGTGCATACTTTGGTGCCAGCTCAACTAGCACCGTCTACCTTTTCTTTGTTAGAATACATGAACACCGAAAAAGAAATGGCTACTGGTATGACCAGAGCCGCCCAAGGTGTTAATGAGAAATTATTTGACTCAGGGAACTCAGCAGGTAAAATTGCAATGGTGGAACAAGCGTCACAAAAACGCATATCTTATGTTGCACGCAGGTTTGCCGAAACTGGATTTAAAGAGCTATGTAAAGGTGTTTATGATCTTATACTAGACAATTCAGATTCGATATTGAGAGATTACAGTTATTATAATATAACACCTGAGTCTCTTATACCGTTAGACAGTTTAACAGTAGATATAGACGTTGGTGCAAACAGTTCTGCCAATACTCAAGAAAATATGATGATGATGGCACAACAGGTTATGCCTATGTTATATCAGTCTCCTGAGTCAAAAGGTATTATAAATCCAAAAGCTCCTTTTACAATAGCAAAACAATTGCTTGAGTCTATGGGTATTGATAATTGGGTTGACTTTATTGTTGATCCTGAAACCCCTCAGGGACAACAGCAAGCCCAAGCAGCTATGCAGGAAGCCCAGCAAGGTCAAGAGCAGGCAGCTAAAGAAGATCAAGTAGAGCAGCAAAAGATAATGCTTCAGCTTCAAAAACAAATGGCTGACATTCAAAAGAAACAAGCTGATATGGAACTTGACAGAGAAAAGTTTGAGTATCAGAAGACTAAAGATGCTGCTGAGTTACAACTAGAACTTGAGCTTGGTGAACCTACTAAAATTGGATAAATATAAAGGAGGGTTACAATGAGAAGAGTTCCAAAAGGTTATCACAGAACTAAAGACGGAAGAGTAGTTAAAAAAGGTTTGTACTATAATATAAACCAAGCTAAAAAAAAGGGAACAAGTGAATCCGGCAAAGGAACAGTTGAAGATAAGGCGCTTAAACAAGCGGCTAGGACTGCAAAAGCTCGTGGAATAATAAGATAACTAATCTAGGAGGAGATTATGGATGATGTAGAATTTGGTCAACATGCTAAACTTATTGTCGAAAATAAAGTTTTTGATGAAATGTTTAGCAGAGTTAGACTAAAATATCAAAACATGTGGGCTAGTACAGAGCCACAACAAGGGGATTTACGAGAAAGATTGTATAATACTATCGTAGGTCTCACTGATGTTAAAAGAGAGATAGAGTCTGTCGCCACTTTAGGTGACAATGTTGCATACAATAAGGAGAAGGAGGATTCCAAGTGACAAACGAAGAAAAACAAATACTAACTAGCGATTTAGAAATTTTTGAGATACAACACAAAAATGTTATGAGAGATATCAGAGCTTCCCGTGGGGGAATAATGGTACGACAGTTAGTAGAACAATTAAATGCTATAGAGATGGTCATGGACCGTGTAAAAGCAAAAATTACAACAGCTAAAGCCCCGGCTAAAGCTAAAAAATAATTAATCTAGGAGGATTAATAAGATGCCAAAAGAAACTACCCAAACGGATGTGAACGAAGGTTTATCTGAAGAAGAAATGTTAGATGCCCTTGCAGGCGATTTTTTTGAAGAAGAAGATCTACCTGAGCAAGAAGTAGATGACACAGAGGAAGCTGTAGAGGAGAGTGACGATGCCGAAGCAGAAGAGACTGAAGAACTAGAGGGAGAGGAGCAGGAAGAAGAGACAGAAGAGTCAGAGGATGATGGTGAAGACCTACCTGAAAATGATTCTGAGGAAGATTCTGAATTAGATTTAGACTATTTAGTACCAGTTAAGATAGATGGTGAAGAGTCTGAAGTTACTATGCAAGAATTGATCCGTGGTTATCAGACAGCAGCTCACGCCAATAAAAAGTCCATAGATGCAAGTGAACAGTTAAAAATAGCACAAGCACTAGCACAAGAGTCAACCGCTCTTAAAGAAGAAAATGCTAAACTTCTTAGTACAACAGTAGATGCCGAAGAAAGGCAACTGGCTGCGTATGATAGAAAAATCCAACAGCTAATTGCAGATGATGATATGTACGAATTGCCTAAATGGCAAGAAGCTCGTAGAGTCAAGGCAAAAGAGATACAGGAAACTAAGTCTAAAGCTAATCAACTTGAGAAAGAATCTCAACAAGAGCAACAAATGACTTACGATGCTAATCTTCAGGCTTATAAGGAACAAGCAGTGGAACAACTAAACAGTACAATTCCGGGTTGGGAGAAATCTTACGATGAAGTTGTAAATTGGGCTGTAAAAGACTTAGGTCTTCCAGACTTTGCTGACGTAGTTGATCCATCCGTAATTGCACTTATGTACGATTACAAAACTCTTAAAGATGGTCAAAAATCTGCCGTTACTAAACGGAAGAAGGCTCCTGTTAAAAGTGTTAAGGCTAAAAAATCTGTTGACAAAAATGCAAAGGTTAAAGAAAAAGCTGACAACCTTCGTAAGAAGGTGTTACAAGGTGGGGCTACCGAAAACCAACAAGATGAATTTCTTGGAAGCATGGTAGATCAAATCTTAAACTAAAAACTTTTTCTTTTAAATTTAATATTTTTATGGAGAAATTGTAAATGGCAATTTTTAAAACAGAGGATACGAAGGGTAAAAAGGAAGACCTCGCATCTTTTATCTCGATGATTACAAGGGACGAAACACCGTTCTTATCATCAATTGGAACCAAGAAGGCAACTTCTGTGTATCACGAATGGCAGACCGACTCCCTAGCAGCACCTGTCGCTAACGCAAAAGCTGAAGGTCTAGACTTCTCAGCGGCTGATACACCAACGTCTACAACTAGACTTGGTAACTACTCTCAAATTCTTATCAAAGAGATTAAAATCTCAAAGACTTTGGATTCAGTTTCTAAGGCAGGTCGTAATTCTGAATTTGCTTACCAAATGAAGAAGAAAGGTACTGAACTTAAGCGTGACTTAGAGCATGCACTAGTAGGTACTAGACAAATCACTAATGGATCAGGAACAGCTGATACAGTTGGTGACAACACTGGTCGTAACATGGGTGGATACCAATCTTGGATTCCTAAAGAAAACAACTGGGATGCCTCTGCAGGCACACCAGCGTTCCAAGCTGCAGCTGGAGGTGATGGTAAAACAGCACACACAGCAGGTACAGCAGGAACACACACATTAGCGTTAACTGACGTTGATGAAGTAATGCAGAGAGTTTACGAAGAAGGTGGAAAGGCAACAGTAATGATGATGTCTCCAAGCAATAAGCGTTCATTCTCAACACTAGCACAAGGTGCTGGCAACACAAGACGTAACCTTGACGAAAAAGGATCAATCAGACAATCTGTTGAGCTTTATGAGTCAGATTTCGGTGTTGTTAAGGTAGTCCCTAACTACATTCAGGGTCTAGCCAATGGCTTGGACATTTCTGATGGAGTTGGTGGTGCTACTGACGTTTTAGTCTATGACCCAAGCTGGTGGTCAATGGCTAACTTGCGTGCGCTACAAACAGCTGATGTAGGTCAGAAAGGTGACTCTACTGTAGGTATGATTGTAGAAGAGACTACTCTTGAGTGCCGCAACCCACATGGTTCTGCAATGATTTCAGGACTAGGCGTATTAGTTGCTTAATTATAAGTAATTAAATACCATTAAGGGGGTCCTTATGGATCCCCTTTTTTTTATTCAATGGAGGTAATATGGAATCTATTAAATATAACTATAATCAAACTGGTAAATTTAAAGCTGAACAAGATGTAAGTGATTATCTAAGGTATGCTCAAGAGTCTAGATCTATGAGTAGTACTTTTGATAATAGAAAAAGCAACTATCGTAGTTTAGCAATAGTTCCAGATATAGTAGCTATAGATATACTTAATAGGTTTGGATATGACATACATAATAATGATAATGATCAGCATGTCTTAACTAAAATAGCAGATATAATAAAACAATACTACCCTAATTTATTAACAAGTAGTATGATTAACAGTGTAAGGAGATAATATGGCATCGATACAAGACCAAGTTAGCTTAAGAAGTGGTATTACTAGTTGGCTTAATAGGTCGGACTTGACTGACAGTGAGCTAGATCAATTTATTGAAATAGCAGAAGCTAGGTTGTATGAAGAGCTTAGGGTTCCAACTTTAGAAACAACTGAGGCTTATTCTGTAGCAGTTTCTAACTCCAGTATAGCTATACCTGCTGGTTTTATTGAAATAATAGAATTAAAACATTTAAAAGGTGGAACTTGTAGTGTTAGTCCGACTACTAATACAACTAGGGCTTTGTGTACAGCTGCGTCAGGTACTTGGACAGACAGTGACAAGGACGATGATATAGTTTTAAAAAGAATTGACTCTAGAGTGTTCTCTAATAACAAAATAAGAAACGCTTATACTAGAGAATTGACAAGTTTCTTGTTAACAGATAACGAAGGTGAACAAAAAGCATCTGGTGAATATACAATCAAATATTACAAAGCTGAAGACCCAATAGGAACTTACTCGACAACTACTACTGCAGGGTCTGCTGGTTTTACTGTTGGAAAGTACTATAAAATTGCTACTGTAGGAAATACAGACTTTACAGCAATAGGTGCTTCTGGTAATACTGTTGGTGTTATATTTAAAGCCACAGGTGTAGGATCAGGAACTGGAACTGCATATGTAGAAACAGTTCCTTGGATTTTAGGTACAGAGTATGAAACTATACTTTATGCAGCCTGTACAGTAGGATCTACATTTATTGGTGATGTAGAGATGGAGCAAAAATTTAATGACTTAACATCAAGAAAAGTAATGGCGTTAAACGATAAAGAAAAAAGAGCAGACTTAAAAGGTGGTATTTTTACTAGCACTTTTAGTTCTTTCTCAATTTAGGAGACATTATGGCAAGAAATTCATTTTATTCTGGAGACGCTGGTGCTGACGTAACAATTGATAATTCTGTTGCACAAGCTCAACTTGCTGAAAACAATGCTGCTGCTTCCGCAACGGCTGCTGCCAGTAGTGCCACTGGTGCTGCTTCAAGTGCTAGTGCTGCTGC